TAGTGCGCGCCTGGCGCCTCGGTGTCGAGCATGTCGCAGCTCATGGCCAGATGCCCGGCGCGGGTGAACGCATCACGGACGCGGCCCGAGTATTCGCAGGCCACGAGCACGCGCATTGGCTTACGCATCGCGCGCCTCGCCTTCGGTGCTGGCCGCGCGCTTCATGTGGACTTGGATCTCGTCGTCAGCCGCAATCTGGTCACGTGCAGTCGACTCGGTGTCGAACGCGAAAACGAAGTTGTAGTGGCCGCCTTCGCGGTTCTGCTTCACCCACGCATCGAGCGCATCTAGCAACGCGGTGTCGCGCACTTCTTCCGCAGCGGGTGCTGCTGCGCCCGGTTTTGTGGCATACAGTTCGGCCCCGTCGAGCAACTGAAGTGCCTTGTGTCCGGCCATGTTCGTGCTGATGTCGTACGCGTGGCCGAACGTCGCATCCTTGTCTTCGTAGACCGACAGCGTGCCAACATGAACGAGGCCGGCCGGCATCTGCTCGGGCGCAGCGGGTGCTGCTGCGATGGGAGCGGCGAGGTAGAGCGGCCGATAGATGCACTCGGGGTCCATCTTGCCGTAGCCGTGCTCGAACCATGCCGCGTAGACCAGCTCGGTGTCGGCGCCGTTGTCTTGCTCGTATGCGTACGGAGCCGCCTGCACCTGTTCCGGCGCTGCTGGAGCGGCCGCGTTGTAGCCCATCTGCCAGATGAACCGCTCGCGCTCATCGAGGCCGGCGGGCGCGGCTGCACTCGGGACGATGCACAGTTCGCGCTCGATGGCACGGGCGAAGCTGATGACCGAGAAACCGCTGCCCTTGTTGAAGATGAAGCCATGACTCGTCTCGTCACCCTCAAGCCGGGCCAGATCGATGATCCGTTCATCGCTCAGGGGCTCTGCCTGTTCGCCCGCAGTAGTGGCGATGTCCGGCCTGATCACTTCCGCAGCCGGCAGCAGCTTAACGATGTCCGCCAGAGCGCCAGCGACGACGTACCGCGGCGGCTCGGTGTCGGGGATTGCAGCCAGCGCGGCGGCGGAGCCCATGTAGGCCAGCAGATCGGCGCCGGCGGCTGCGAAGTTGTTCGCCAAGCCGGTGCGGGTTTCGTTGAATTCTTGGGTCATGTCGTCCTCGTTGTTGTGGCCGGCTCACGCGCCGGCGATCAGGTCCATCTGCCGCGGATCGGTGTCCGTGGCCACGTAAATCACGACGTCGCCGAACTGGTCCACCGCGTCGCAGTCGCGTAGTCCGCGCTTCGCGGCTTCGGCCTCCACGGCGCGGCAAACGCGCGCCGGCTGGCGGTAGAACAGGCAGCCCCGGCAGTTCAGGCCGCGCTGCTCCTCGTCGTCGATGAGCCGGCGTACCTGCTCGCGGAACTGGATGCGCGCCGGGTCCATGTCAGCCCTCCAGGTGCACGCCGTTCTCGGCGGCCCACGCGTGCACGTACTCGATCAGGCTGGTCATGCGCGCGACGGTCATGCTGGCCGAGCTCTCGCGGATGTTGATCCACTCGCCCTCGATTCCCGGCACGATCTCTGGCGCCAGGCCGACCGCGATACTGTGACCGCTGATGAGAAGATGCTTCCACTGGTACGCCGTCAGCGTGCGGCCCATGTACTTCGCCTTCTTCGCCAGCTCGCTGAACATCGCGTGCAGCATCGCGTTCTGCTCCAGGCTGCGCGTCGGCGGGCCGGCCTTGATCACGTACCCTTCCGGCAGGTTCGCCACCTGCTCGGCGACGTGGCGGCGGTTCGTTGGGGTGATGCGGAAGACGCGCTTGTCGGTCACGCTGCCTCCCGCAGGACGCGCTCGTACGCCTGCACCAGGCCGTCGAACTTCGCCAGCTTCGCGACCATGGCGTCGATGAACGCCTCGTCGCGGAACACGCGCTTGACGAACAGGTCCTTGCCGACGGCGCCCAGGTCGGGCACGAACATGATGAAGTCGCACCACTTCCGGCCGGTGATCCACATGCCGCCCTGCATCTGGTGGTCGTATTCCGACGTGTTCCCGGTCTGCCACATGGCCAGGATCTTCGTGCTGTCGATCGGGGCCTTGACCTCGATGAGGCCGTCGTCGTCGACCAGGCCGTCGGTGCTGTAGCCGAAGACGCCGTCGTCCGTCAGGCAGATGCCGGCCTCGGTGACGAACGAGCCCGTGCGCGCCTCGTAGTGCATGCGCGCTGCGGCTTCCATCTCGTGGCCGCGCTCCAGCACCCAGGCCTTCGGCGGCTCGCCGTGCGGCTGGCCGCTGATGCGCTCGATCGCTAGGTCGGCGGCGTAGCGGCGCGCGGTGTCCGACGGCTGCGTCGTGTCTTCGCCGGCCAGCGCGCGGCGCACGCTTTCCGCCGTCGGCGCGGCCTTATATCCCGACTCGATAAGCGCGAACTTGGGATCGAGGCCGGCGCGGATCGCAGCCACGTACTTGGCCTGCTGGTCGGACAGACCGCCGACGGTGCCTATCGCGTCCCCGAAGCACGACGCAGTGATAAGCCCAGCGCGCGCCGCGTGCCACTCCGGTGTTCCTTGGGCGCATTCGATGAACTTCATGGCTCTGCTCCTACAGTGCGTTGGTAATCGGCGTCCTCGGCGCTCATGGGCGGCGCCGCAGGCTCCATTTCGACAGTGCGGGTCGCTTCTGCCAGCTCGGCCTGGAGGCGCGCGCGGTGGCCGGCAATCGCTTCCTTGAGCTTCCTGTGGTCGGCCGGCTGCTTGGCGAACGTCCCGTTGTTCTCCCGCCAGAAGTTCAGGGCATCGGCGTCGGTCGTCGTGCGCAGCGCGGCGGCGATCACCGGGTTGACATCGATCTGCCCCTCGGGCCGCGCGTTGATGTCGACTAAGCCTTCCCCGCCGTCGGTGTTCAGGTGGTGAATCGCCGTCTCCAGGCGCTCGGTCTTCGGCCAATACTTGTAGGCCTGCTTGACGCACGTCTTCTTGATCATCTCGCCGGCATCAGTCACCCACGGGCACGACTTGATCTTCTTGGCGACGTACGACTTCCAAGCTTCGGACCGGTCGCGGATGTCGTAGACCTCACCGATTTCCATCGTGTGCGTCAGGTAGTCGCCATCGGCGGTCTTCACAACCACGTAGACGCCGATGATCTCGCCGCGGTCCTTCGAAAACGGGTTGAACGTGTGCGTCGGCGGCTCGTCGAACCGGCCGCGCGAGAAGCCATCGTTGGCGCGCACCAGCTCAGCCTGCGCCCACTTGATCGAGCCGGTCGCCATCGCGAGGTCCATCAAGCCCATGTAGCTGATGTCCAGACAGATTGCCTGTTGTTGACCGACGCGGCGCGGCACCAGATACGCCTGCTTCTTCGCTGGGTTCAAGCTGATGCCGATCGCGGCGATGTTCTTCACCGCGTTGATCACGGAGGCGCGGTTCTGTGTGGCGATGCTCAGGGCGAAGTCGTTCGCGCCCAGGATCTGGACGGCAAACCCCGCCTCCTGCTCGAACTTGATCGAACGATCCGACAGCAAGGTCATGAAGTCGTCCTTGATGGCGTTGATCTCGCCGGTTATCAGGGTCAGTGCGTTGCTCAATTCGTCATCTCCGTTTGAAAATCTGCTGCTTGCTCGGGCATGTGGTGCGCCCGGGCCCACTCGTCGTGCCAGTCGCGCGCCTCGATCGCCTCGTCGTCATCGTCGGGCTGGCGATCCCGCTCGCGGGCCGCGGCGCGCATGGCTTCGCGGTACTTGCGTTTCATTTCGGGCTCCACATCGGTGTCGGTTCGTTCATCTCGTCCAGCTGCTGCACCTCGGCCACGATGAACAGGAAGGCCAGCAGGAACAGAAAGGCGCGGGCGGCGTCGCGGATCACGGCATCACCTGTTCCAGCATGCCGGCCAGCACGATCAGGGCGCCCAGCGCGGCAAACATCAGGCCGGGCCGCTGCTCGCACCAGTCCATGCGCCAGAACAGCAGCGTGCCGATCAGGTCGCGGCGCGGTGCGGGCTCGGCATCCTGGCAGTGCGCGATGCGGGCGGCGATCACTTCGCACGCTCCGCGACGATGGCATTCACCGCGTGGCGGTCGTTACCGGTAGCTTTGTCAATAGCCGCATAGGCTGCGCGCATCTCGTCCGAGTCGAAAAACAGAGTCGCACCCGTCTTCCTGGCGCGCGCCATCATCGCGATAATCACCTCCAGCAGCTCCGGTGCCGCCGCGATCAGACGAGCGTTGCCTTCCTCGTGCACCACCTCGGCGACGCATTCGGTTTCGGTGCCATAGTGGACTTCCCATTCCGCGTAGCCGACCGGCTCCGGGCGCTTGTAGGCCGTCCACGGGCCGGGCGTGTGCTTCGTTTCCATCCTGCTGCTCCTCGTTCTGGCCGGCGCCGCCGGCGGTTGGTTATTGGTGTGGTGGCCGGTGCTGATCTCCGGCTTGGTCCAGTTCGAGATACGTCCGCTCGATCGCGTGCCCGGGCTCACTATCACGCGCGCATCAGCCTGCGCATTCACCACAGAGCAAGGGGCTGGGCGCTACTCCAGCTCGGCAAGATTCCCGACGCGTCTCTCGGCCGGTGGTCTGGAACGAGCCTCCGACACCACCTATGATCGATCCCGTTTCAGGCCTGAGACTTCACGTACTTGCCACTTCGTTTGCTGATGCACGTCTGCTTTCCGTGCCGCCCTTGCTCTGTAGTCACCCCTTACGAGGGTGAGGCGTCCTGCTCAATCCGGCTGCGCCGCCAGCGCTGCCGCCGCCTGCCCGGCCGCGATCGTCTCCAGCTCGCGGTCGATCGCGTCGATGGCGATCTGCAGGCCGATGTTCATGCCGTCGATCAGCGGCATCGGGATCGGGTGCTTCGTGTCGCGGGCGCCTTCCAGGCTGTGCTTGAGCGCGCTCAGGCGCTTGATCGTGTCGTTCATGCGAACACCCGGTTCCAGCTGGCGCGCTCGATGCGGTCGTCGTCGCGGGACTCGGCGCGGGCTTGCTCCATGCGCTCGACCTGCGAGATCGCCTCGACCTCGGCCTCGTCCGCCATAACCTTGTCGCGGATCTGCTCGAACGTCTTCTTGCCGAGCACCAGATCGTGCAGGTCGTCGTAGGCGGTGGCCAGGTAGTCGGTCACGGTGTCGCCGACGTCCTTCGCGGTCTGCATGTCGCCGGACGCCAGCAGGGCCTTGCGGAAAGCCAGCTCCTTGCCGGCCAGGTCCGCGATCAGGGCGTCGCGGTCTTCGTCGTGGTTGCGGTAGCGGTCCATCGTGTTCTCCATCGCCCTGCTGGGCTCGGTGCCCTGAGGCTCTTGCCTGCGGGCTCGGTTGCGATGGAGTTACTTTATCAAACGATACAGCTACGCGTCAAGCATTTGATAAAGTTTTCGAAAAATATTTCTGCGTGGATGGTACAGACGAAAAAAAGCCCGCTTGAAGCGGGCCTTTAATTATGGGGCGTTGAATTACTTGGCGTTGTCTTTCACTCGTTTTACCTCGGTCTCCAACTCGACTATTCGAAGTGCGGATCTCTGCTGCATTTCTAACATCTCAGCCAGCCTCCGCTCCATCCGGCGCAATGCCTGCGCGAGAACAACCGCAAATATTCCGATGGTGAGGAGAAGGGCCCATACCTCAGCTTGCATTGCGCCTCCTTACTGGACCTGAATGCTGGACGGGCAGCTACCGACAAACGTCCGCCAGAACGTCTGCCCGGCGTAACGATATTCGCAACTCCAGCCTGTCTGGTACGTGACCGTCTGAACTTGTCGCTGCTGGCCTGTGAAATACGCGGTCGCGCTCACTGTGATGGGGGCTGCCGCTGATGGAAGCGGAGCCACCGAAGTAATCGGCCTCGGCTGCTGAATCTGATAGGCTGGCGCGGTATTGAACGATGCAGCCGCCGTTTGGAGCGCCGCGCGATAGCGTTCGTTCTGCGCGCTTTGCTCCTGGACCTGTGCCGCCGCCAGCTCCATATCGCAAACTCTTCCACGAGAGTCCAGCTCCTCCTGCACGACATCAGCATACTGAGGAAATTGGATCAACGCCATACAGAGCTCGGTGTTCGTCTTGTTGTGAGCCCGCTCGACGACTTGCTCATGCGTGAGCGCGCAGCCACTTAACAGGCCTGCTACAGCAAAGACCGCCAAAATACTCTTCATCACACTCTCCGTTAAATATGGGTGCTCTCTTTGCGGATCACCTTGCCAATAATGATGCACTCGGCTCCCTTGCAAAGCTGTCGGTGATACCGGCGCTGATCGGGGTTGTCTGACGCAAGCCACCATTGGCCGGCGTCGCGCAACAGACGCTTGACTACCGCCTCTCCCTCGTAATTGATCACGTACACCATTCCCGAGATGAGTGCCTTATCTGCAGTGTTCACAACGACCGTGTCGCCGTCATATAGCGCCGGCTCCATACTCTCGCCACGCACAACGATGGAGAGGAGCGCGTCCCTGCGCAGCCCATTTTGAAGAATCCAGCTTGTCGGAACACCCTGAGTTTCACCTTCGTAGTGTTCGGGCTCAGTTTGGAAGCCAGTGATGCCTGCTTGCACCTTGAGCTTCACCTTTCTGATTTGCGTCATGGTTGGATCATCTGCATCCGATGCGTGCACACGACGCGCCCCCGGAATCAAGTCCACGACGTTTTGCGACTGCTCAGCCGGCGGTAGCGCGCCCTGGTCGAAATAGAGCGGCGGCAGGCCAATCTTGTCCTCCAGTTTGCGCGCTGTCTTTTCTGAGAACGCATGCCCTTTCCGGAATGTAGGCGAGAGCAACTGGGCTAAACGAGCCTCATCCATAGTGGCTTTTTCGCAAAACGTGCGGCGTCGGCCACCGTACTCGGCGTCGATCAATGCTTGTAGGCGATCCCTACGATGCTGGTACATATCCATCCGGATATTGTCGCGTACCTTTAGCATTTGATAAATTATCATTTGCTTGAGTTTTACTTTATCAAGTGATACAGTAGTCGACATGAAGCTTATCGACTACCTAAACGCGATCCCGGTGGAAGCCCGGGCCTCCTTCGCGGCTCGCTGCGGAACGTCGTTCGACTACCTGCGCCAGGTCGGATACGGAAACCGGGCATGCACCGAGAAGCTCGCCATCAACCTGGAGCGCGAGAGCGGCCGCATTTTGGTCTGCGAAGAGCTTTGCCCGGAAGCCGACTGGGCCTACATCCGTTCTACCACCCCGCCGTCCCGACGACGTGCGGCACCTCAAACGCAGTAACCCCGGCCGCTTTCTGCCGCCCGAAAAGTTGCCAGCAGGAAGAAGCCATTTTGCAACAGAAGCACCCAGCCGCAAGGCTGTCCTACCTACCGAAGCACCAAGGAGAACCCGATGAAGTATCACCCCGAAGTAATCGCAGCAGCACTTGCCCACCTCGACGAAGGCCCGCGCACCGAAATCACCCGGGTTCGAACGACGCCAAGCCTCAAGGAGCAGTTCGCGAAGTGCTCGGCCGCGAAGGGTCTGGCGAGCGCGACACACGCGTACTTGCTGATGAAGGAGGCAGTGCAGGCGCATGTTAAGCACCAGGCCCCGAAGCGTACAGGGGCCTCTCGTGGGCCAGTTGGATTTGCCAGCCGTGCCGGTGGCGCGAAGGGCGCACGGAACATGCGGAGGTCGCAATGAGGGGTTCCGACTGCGTCACGAGACGGCAAAAAAATAGCCCGGATGGAGAGCCGGGCTGGAGAAAAGGATATGCCATGAACACATTAACACAGAAGCAAGAGTTGGAAAAACTGCTGTCGAGCGCGGACAACGTCGTGATCCGTCGCGACCGTTACCAGCGCTCGCGCAATTCGGATGCGGCGCCTCGCGAGTTCGGCCGGCTGAACGCGAGCATCGACGAGCTGGCGAAGACGGCCGAGAAGTGCCGCAAGCAGGCGGGGGAATGATGGACACGTCGATCACCCTCGTATCGCCTGAGATGCACTTCGACCGTGGCTACGCTGCATTCCGCCGCGGCGAAAGCATCAACGGACACAACATGAATCCGGGCGCGCCAGCCATCACCGACTGGCAGCGCGGTTATCGCGCATCACAGATGGACTCTCATGCTGAGCTTGCTTGCCTGCACGCCATGGAAGGTACGCCGCCATGACGAAGCCGAAAAAGCCCCGTAACAAGAAGTACGTCCCGCGCCGTGTCACCACGCACGGCGGCCTGGCCGCGATTGCCATGTGCTACGCACGCGGCGAGAACGCATCCACCCTCACCTCTGACCAGACGACCGACCTCGGCGTCGCCTACTGGCTCTCCTTCGAGAACCTGCGTGCCGGCGACGCCAACGAGGAATCATGGTCCTGCGTCGCCTGCGCGCTGAACGTCGCCCTCATCCTGTGCGAGAAGGGCATCGGCGCCGAGCACGAGCGCCAGCTCGTCGCGGCCCTCGACGGCACCTTCCGCGCCAAGATCCGTAGCGCCAAGACCGGCAATTTCCGCCTGGACGGCGACGCCCTGCGCGACATCGAAACCGCCCTGCAAATCCACGACCAGCAGATGGCCATGGCCAAACGCTGGGAAGTCACGGCCGCCATGAACACGATCTACGCGCGCCTGGCAGCCGGCAACGTGTACAGGGAGGCAGCATGATCGCCTACGAAGCCATCGGCCCCAACGCCAACGGCGACTTCATCGTCGCCTACCCGACGCCGGGCGCCCCGCACATCATGACCGCCGCCGGCATCTGCTCCGACCTGCGTCTGGCGCAGGACGAGTGCGCGCGTCTGAACGAAGCACAAGTTGTCGCCCGCCGAACCGCCATGGTCCGCGCGCGCAACCTGATCGTCCGCGACAAGGAGAACTGACGTGGCCGGCGAATGGATCAAAGTACGCACCAACCTGTGGGACGACCCACGCATCGGTCAGCTGTGCGAACTGACCGACCAGGGCGAAGCAGCCATCATCGGCGGCCTGTACTGGCTGTGGGCGACCGCCGACGAGCATTCGTCCGACGGCCTGCTGCACGGCATGACCACGCGCACCATCGATCGCAAGACCGGCGTGCCGGGCCTGGGCAAGGCTCTGGTAACGATCGGCTGGCTTACCGAGACCGAGCAGGGCGTTACCGTTTCGCGCTTCGAAGAGCACAACGGTGCGTCTGCGAAGCAGCGCGCACTAACTGCAAAGCGTGTTTCGAACCATAAGGCTAACGCAAAGGTAACGCAGGAAGCGTTACCGGAAACGGAGCAGACCGTTACCACCGCGTTACCTAGAGAAGATAAGAATAAAGAACAACATCCCCCCATACCCCCCAAGGGGGGCGACGAGGGCGAGCACCACGAAGTCCCGAAACGCAAGACATCCGTGTCCCTGCAGACCTTCCTCGCCGAGTGCAAGCGAGCAGGCGAGACGCCGATCCCCGATGACGACCCGGTGTTTGCCTACGCCGACAAGGTCGGGCTGCCGCACGAGTTCCTGGCCCTGCAGTGGCGCGAGTTCAAGGACCGCTACTCGGCGCCGGATTCCAAGCGCTACAAGGCCTGGCGGACGGTGTTCCTCAAGTCGGTCAAGTGCAACTGGCTCAAGCTCTGGTGGCTCAACGGTGACGGGCAGTACGTCCTGACGACCGCCGGCCAGCAGGCCCAGCGCGCGCATCGGGAGGCAGCATGAGCGACCAGTTCAACATCGAGGCCGAAATGGCCGTGCTGGGCGCGATCTTGCGCGACAACGACGCGTTCGACCGCGTCCCGGAGCTGGCCGCCGAGCACTTCTACCGCGGCGACCACCGGACGATCTTCGGCGAGATCCGCGCGCAGCTCGCCGCCGGCAAGCGCGTCGACGCGATCACCCTGGCCGAGCGCCTGGACGCCGAGCTGTTCCCGTACCTGGGCAAGCTGCACGCCTCCGCGCCCAGCAGCGCGAAGATCGCGTACCACGCCGGGATCGTCATCGAGAAGGCCGCCAAGCGCGCGCTGTCGGCGCTGTCGATCGACCTGGCCGCCGATGCCGAGTCGGGGAAGGACAGCACCGAGTGCATCGCCGACGCCGCGGCCAAGCTGGACGCCCTGGCCCAGCGCAAGACCGCTAAGGACCCGCGCCGGCTCGACTCGACGCTCGACGAGTACATCACGCTCCTGCAGCAGCGCCTGGACGGCAAGGTGCGTCCGATTCCGACCGGGTTCCAGCACCTCGACGACATGCTCGACGGCGGCCTGGAGCGCGGCACGCTGACGGTCATCGCCGGCCGCCCGGGAACGGGCAAGACGGCCGCCGGCCTGGGCATCTGCCGCAACGCCGCGCGCGACTACTCGGCCCTGTTCCTGTCGATGGAGATGTCGACGAATCAGGTCAACGACCGGAACATCTCGGCGCTGGCCCAGGTCGACATGTCGTGGCTGCGCAAGCCCGGCGAAGGCCGCGACGATACCGCGCGCTGGGAGGCGATCACGAACGCGACGATCAACTCGCGCCGCCTGAACCTGTTCATCGACGACCAGACCGGCCTGTCGATCCCGGAGATTCGCGCCAAGGCGCGCAAGGTCAAGCGCACGCACGGCTGCGACGTCATCTGCATCGACCAGCTGTCGTTCATCACCGGCGCCAAGTCGGACAAGCTGCACGAGGCGATGGGCGAGTACACCCGCGGCCTCATCGCCCTGGCGAAGGAACTAGACGCCGTCGTGATCCTGCTGGCCCAGCTGAACCGCGAGTGCGAGAAGCGCGGCGACAAGCGCCCGATCATGTCCGACCTGGGCGTGTCCGGATACATCGAGCAGGACGCCGCCAACATCATCTTCCTGTACCGCGACGTGCTGTGGAACCCGGAGACCGAGGACAAGGACGTCTGCGAGTGGATCAGTGCGAAACAGCGGCAGGGCCAGCCCGGCGTCGTCGGCCTGCGCTACGTCGGCGCGCAAACCCGGTTCGAAGACCTGCCGTATCGCTGGCACCGTCGTGCGCAGCAGCCCGGCCCGCGCCTGGCATCGAGCCGCGGAGGCTTCAATTGACAGCTCGACAACCCGCCCCCTGCTCCGCGTGCGCACGCTTCCGCCCCGGCGAGACCGACGGCACGTGCACCGGCTACGAGAAGCCCAGGCGGGCCGACGACACCAACGAGGCGTGCCCGCTGTGGAGCGAGCGCAAGGCCGAGACGAGACCATTTCGCGCGCGAGCGCATGACTAACTAGAACGAAAGAGAACTGAAAGATGAAGAAGAGCGCATGGTTTGGCCCAGGACGGAAGCCGGATTTGGCCGGAGTCTATGAGACCAAGGATTCCTTAGGAATTACTGGGTTTCAACACTGGGACGGAAACGTATGGGGGTATTACGCCGGTTTCTGCATTGATGAGGCCAATGAACAGGCAGGTAAGAAATCTTGCTGGCAAGAGGTCAAATGGCGCGGCCTGGCTCAAGATCCTAGCAAGGGGCGCTGACCATGCTGAGAACTCCCCTCACCCGCAAGATGCCGATCAAAGGCCCGCGCCTTCGCAAGTGCGCCGTCAAAGGCTGCGCCAACCGCTTCCAGCCGCGGAACATCAGCCACAAGGTCTGCGGTCCGGAATGCGCCGCCGTCCATGCCGTCGCTGAGCGTAAGCGCCTGGACGCCAAGCAGACCCGCGAGCGTAAAGCCAAGCTCAAGACCCGCAGCGAGCACATCGCAGAGACGCAGGACGCGTTTAACGCCTTCGTCCGCTACCGCGACCGCAACGAGACGTGCATTAGCTGCCCGACCGTGCTGTCGACGCTCGCCGACCAGCCCGGCGGCGGCTACGACTGCGGCCACTACCGGTCCCGCGGCAGCGCGCCGCACCTGCGCTTCGACTTCCGCAACGCGCACGGCCAGTGCAAGAAGTGCAACCGGTACCGCGCCGGGAACGCAGCCGACTACCGCATCGGCCTCATCGCGCGCATCGGCCTGGCCGCCGTCGAAGCTCTGGAATGCGACCAGACCGGCGGCGCCTGGACCATCGACGGCCTGCAGGCCATGAAGGCAGACTTCCGCGCCCAGCTGCGCGCCATGAAGGAGAAAGCATGATCCCGTTCGACGACAAAACCGACGTGGAACTCGTAGCCGACGTGCGCATGCTGGTGGGCGAACTGTCGGATATCCGCGCCGAGCTGAAGCGCCGCGACATCGAGTTCGATGTCTTCAGCTACGGCGGCGGCGAGCGGATGGAAGCCAAGAACTTCGAACGCGTGACCCGGGAGACCTTATGACGCCGAACGAGATCGCCGTCATCTGCGCCGCCTGCTTCGCCATCGGCTTCATCGGCGGGTTCGCCTGCGGCTTCCGCATCGCCGCCATGATCTTCACCGGCGTGCAGCGCGTGCGCGGCGCCAGGCTGCGCGTCGTGGCCGAGAACGGCAAGCTGCGGGAGGATGCAGCGTGATCCTCATCGAACTGCCCGACGTGAAGAAATTTCACCCGATCCTGACGCTCGGCAAGGACTACGAGGTCCTGCGCGTCATCGGCAACGGCGTGGTGATCCAGCCCGACAGCGGAGACGACCGGCTGCTCCTGCTGACTTCTCGCTTCATGGAGGTGGAACCTTGACCGATCGCCGCGACATCGGCTCGCGCCTGGAGAACTGGGCCCGGCTCTTCCACCGCCAGCGCAGCGCCGAGCAGCAGGACCGCCGCGCGTTCGATGAGCTCGACGCCCGGCTGCTCGAACACGCCATGCAAGCGCTGCCCACGCTGCAGCGCTCGCTGTTGTGGTGGAGCTACGTGCGCATGGAGACGCCCGAGCAGGTGGCGCGGCGCCTCGGGCTGCAGGTCAAGCCGGCCGTGCTGTTCGTCGAGGCGTTTCAGCACGCGCAGGCGGCCGCAAAGCATCTGGTTGGGCTGGCAAGCCTTTCGCAAAAGCATTGATCGGTGGCATCATTACGACATTTCCACCGGGAATGAGCTATGGGACGCCAATCCAAGTTGACTGACGCGCAATGGGAGAGCATCGGCAAGCGGCTGCTGGCCGGCGAGTCTCCGTCCGCGCTTGCCCGGGAGTTCGGCGTCAGCAAGTCGACGATCTCCGGGCGCTTTTCCGAACGGGTTCAGAACGTAAAAGATGCGGCAAATCAAATAGTTGCAGCAGAGAATGCACTTTCGAAGCTGAACATTTCCGAACAGATTGCTGCACGATCCCTTGCCGATGACCTGAAGGCGATCAGCCAGCACTTGGCCGGCGCCGCGCGCTTCGGCGCAGCCACCGCGCACCGTTTGTCGGGCATCGCGCACAACAAGGCGGCCGAGATCGATGACGGCGCACCAATGAGCGAGGAAAGCCGCAACGTGCTGGGGAATATCGCCGTGCTCACGAAGATGGCGAACGAGGCAAGCGAAATCGGCATGAACCTGCTGAAGGCCAACAAGGACACGATCGACGACCTGAACAAGCGCAATGCTGACCAAGCCAGCCCGACGAACCCCGCGCGCGGCACCGTCTTCAAGATCGTGAGGCCCG